GGCGAGCTGTACCCGCTGGTCAACGTGGTCCCGGTGGACCGCGGCCGCCGCATCGAGGGCGTGAGCACCGGGATCGTCGGATGGGCGTGGGGCGGCGTGGACGCCACGCCGATAGGGCTGTTCAACACGGTCAACTACGTGGCCGCCTTCGACACCACGATCTTCCGCGGGCAGGGGGCCATCACCATCGGGCTGGACTTCCTGAGCGACACCCCGATCGACTTCGGGGCGCACATCACCGCCCAGTACGGGGAGGTCCTGCTGACCGCCCTGGACAACGTGATCGCCACCGGCAACGGGACCACCCAGCCGCTGGGGATACTCGCCTCGGCGGGCACCACGATCGCCTTCGGCGGCGTGGCCGCTACGCTCGGCGGGTACGAGCAGATGCGCTTCGGCGTGACCAAGCAGGAGCACGGGGCCAACGTGAAGGGTTCGGCCGTGTTCTGCGGGACGGAAACCTCGTACATGCGGGCCAAGGCCATCCCGGTCGGTGCCGCGGACGCGAGGCGTCTCGGCGGGATGAACTACGACTCCTACTCGTGGATGGAGAGGCCGTACAAGATCAACGCGAGCCTGACCAACGCCCAGATCTTCTACGCGATCCTGGCCCGCTACCGGATGTACCGCCGCCGCGGGCTGACGATGCGGTCCAGCACCGAGGGCGTCACGCTGATACGCGACAACGAGCTGCTCCTGACGGCGACCGCCAGGTACGGGGGCCAGTTGGAGCGAGGGGCCTGCGCCGCGCGTACGATCACGGCGCAGCCGTAAAGAGGAGAGAAGTCTCCCGTTTTCGCCGGGCCGACCGTTACTGGTTCTTCGGCGGCCGGCCCGGCGGCTTTCAAACCAACCGAGGAGAACCGAATGGGAGAATTCCATGAGCACTGCGACAGAGACGAGAAAGAAGTCGATCGTGCAGCCGTTCGGGATCGAGGTCGACGAGAGGAACAACTCGGACGTGCTGCTGGCGGGCATCCCCGGATGCCGGCTGCGGAGCGCCATCAAGGCGTCCCGGACCGTCAAGGACGTCGTGTCCGGCCAGGATATGATACCGACGGACCCGGCGAGGCACCTCGGCAAGCTGCCCCCGGTGCCGGGGATGCAGCTGCACGTGAACCCGGCGAAGCTGAGCTACACGGTGATCGACCCGCTGCACGACGACGAGGACCTGTGCGAGAGGATTCGGCTCGCGATGCGGTCCGACGGCCGCCCCAACCGGCCGAACAAGGTCAGGGGGGCGCCGCCGTTGAAGGGCACGCTGGACAAGCACCGGATGAAGACGCTCGTCCGGGAGCTGCTTTGGTTCATCAGGGACGGGGACATGAAGGTGATCAAGGGACCGAAGCCCGAGATGGAGGACGTGGACGGGCTGCCGGGCGACTATCTGCTGAACCCGGGCAGCCTGGCCAAGAGCCTGCAGCCGGAGTACGAGAAGGACCTGGACGAATACGTGGACCAATTGACGAGGTCGGGAGGGTAGATGGAGAGCGGCCGAGCGCGAGGCGAAGGTCGAGTGGTTTATCAAGGAAGTGAGCGGCAAGGTCGCGATGACGATGAAGCAGCGAGTGAAGTTGGCTACACACCTGTTGCAGGACAAGGTGGTCCGGAACATCAGCCGGCCGGTGACGAAGACTACGGGACCCCGGGGCGGGCGGAGGATTACGGACAGAAGCAAGGCGGGTGAGTTCCCGAAGGCGGACACGACGCAGCTAATGAAAAGTATTTTTTCCGAAGTGCGTGAGACAGGTCCTGGTTACTTTGATGGTTTCGTTGGAACCACCCTCGATTATGGCGCGATCTTGGAGGTCAGAATGAACAGGAGCTTCCTCGTGAAGACGTTGAACGAGGAGTTGGGCAAGGTCAGGAGAATCCTTTCGGGGCCGATGAAGATATGAGCATAAATGCTGCGGATCTACACGAAGCGATCAACGCCGCATGGGAGGCGAGCGTCCTCAACGCCACCTTCCGCGCATTGTGGGACGCGGATGTCGTGCCCGCCGAGTTTCCAGTGCTGCACGACCAAGAGGCGGGGCCCGGTCAGCCGTTCCCGTACTGCGTGTTCGAGCAGTCGGGAGGGATCACGACCGACCGCATGTCGGGCGGGACGGATTTCATCCGGGAGATACGCGACGTGCCCTGGGTCTTCCGGGTGCACGCGAGGGCGGTGGACGGGGACGACAGGACGGCGAAAGGCATCGCGGCGGCCCTGGCGGAGGAAGTCACGAAGGTGTTCGGAGGTCATCCCACCGTGGCGGAGACGGCCCTGACGCTGGACAACGGGAGGCACCTCCTGACGCAGCAGCAGAACGATTACGGCGTCAAAACCGGAGACGATGAGTACCAGTGGAACGTCCCCTACATCTTCCGTTTGGACGTTCCGGTCGCAGTCTAGGAGATAGTAGCAATGCCCAGAACCCTGGTGGCCCCGAAGGTGGACGTCAAGTTGTCGGCCACGTTGCGGAACACGCTGACCGACGGGAGCGTTGCGTCGGCCTCTCACCCGAGCTTGAACTACAACCCCTCGCTGACCAGCGGGATAGGGGCCAACCAGGCGAACCGGTCCTGGCAGTCGCTGAACCGGACGCTGCTCGCGGGGGTGAGCGAGGTCCTCGACCTGTTCGACCTGGCCGGCGTCGACATCGGCGCCGGGGCGGGATTGGACGGCGTGGGCCAGCCGGTCTCCCCGTACGAGGAGATCATGGCCATCGCAGTGGTGAACGAGAACGCGATCGACGCCGCCGGGCAGTTGGAGGTGCAGCCGAACGTGGCCAACGGGTGGAGTCCCCTGGGCATCCACACGGTAGCCACGGGCGGGGCCTTGGAGGGCCAGGGGCTTATACTGAAGGCACAGCCGTCGGCGAACGGTTTCGACGTGACCGACGGGGCGAACCACCTCCTGAGGTTCACGGCCGTCGGCGGCCCCGTGACCTATTCGGTCTATATATTGGCCAGGCACGACGACGAGTTGTCGAGTTCAAGCTCCGTCTCCAGCGTGTCCAGTTCGAGTTGGAGCAGCGCGTCCAGCTCAAGTTCGTCCCTCTCCAGCATCTCGGCGTCATCGAGCAGTTTGTCGGAGGAGTCTAGTTCGAGTTCCAGTTCATCCAGTTCTCCTTCGTCGCCTTCGAGTCTGTCGTCGTCGAGTTCGAGCAGCATATCGACTTCCAGCTCAAGCTCGTCGTTTTCGAGCTGGTCGAGCGTATCCAGCGAAAGTTCCAGCCCGTCCTCCGTGTCGAGTTCGAGCTGGTCCACCTGATAGGAGTTGAGCCATGAGTTCAGAAAACACGTTGACTGGCCTCACCGGAAAGTTAACCGGGCCAGCGGTCGCAGGGACGCCACGTTCACGGCGGAGGGCGTGTACGACACGATGGACGAAGTCTTCGACCTGTTCCAGGAAGGGGACATCGCCATCGCGACGCTCTGGCTCGACAACCTCACCCTCTACTACGACTTCCCCCGGGCGCTGTGCGACGACTTCAGCCTGGCCGTGAACGTCGACACCGAGGAGGTGATCGGCTGGACCTCGGCCTGGGGCGCCGACGGGGTGTTCCACCGTCCCGGCGAGGCCGGTGCGGCAGTCAGGGCCCTGCCGTGACATGAGTGATCCGAACATACACGAAGTGACCAAACGGGAGCACCACTACCTTCCGACGTGCCCCTGCGGGGCGTGCGTGGCAGAGCGCGGGCGGCGCAGAACGAACCCACCCCAATCTCCTCTCAGAAGCATTTCCGTCGACGTGGCCCACACGCTGGGCTTCATCCGCCGACGCTTCCCCGAAGGGTCGCTCGCCCGACGATTGCAACAGACACAATGATCGTACCTTTGCATAAGGAGAACCGTTATGTCCGGGGACCGAGAAGCCCGTGTCGTTGCTGCAGGACCATCGATTGAAATCGATGACAAGCAATACCGCCTGCGGCCCGTTTCCGTGCAGCAACTGTGTGATTTGGAATTGGACGCTTTGGAGTATTACAAGCGGCAGTACCTGAAGACGTATGCCCGCAACGTCGACTTGTTGGATGAAAAGCGTTCAAAGGAGCTGATCGAACAAAAGATAGAAGCGGTGGCTCGGTGGGACGTGGACGATCTGCCGCAGAAGGATGCTCACGACGCAGGTCAGGTGCCCGTTACCGAGAAAATAAAGGAATGGATCGAGGAAGCGTTCGGGGAATTGCCGAGCACCGACGCGGGGACCAGGGCCTTGCTTGCCAACGCTTTGGACACGAAACGGATAACACCGAGCGAAGTGAAGGAAATGGCCGGGAAGGGACCGCTTCGCGGCATGGTTCGTTACGACCAATGGTGGGTTACGGCCACGCTGACTGGAATGGTCTCGTTCATCGCCGGATCGATTCAACAGGAACATCCGGAGGTAACGAGGGAACAAGTGAGCAATTGGTCGTTCGTCAAGGTGGCCGAAGCGGCCCGCAAGGTGGAGTCGGTCACGACCCCCGCAGTGGGAAATACGTAGGGCTCGCCGCCATCAGGCAGGTCGGCGAAGCGGAGGAGGTCGTCGACGGCGGCGGGCTGCTCCGAGGAGTCACGGCCTATCACCTGCGGATGCTCTGCGAGTCGGAGTGGAACGGAGGGGCGGGATACACGGATACGGGGGAAGTCGAAGGCCCGCGAGTTGATGGAACTGGAGGAGAGGAAACAAAGGAAAGAGAAGAGACGAAGGCGGAGGAAACGATAAGATGGGCCTGGAACTAGCCAAGGCGTACGTAACTGCGCGTGGTGACGTCAGTCAGGTAGCGCGTGATTTTGAACGGGGCAAGCCGAAGGTCGTGCAGGCTGCGTCCGGGATGGCCACGGATGTTAATGCGGCGTTGGCAAAGATGGGGGTTGGGATAGCCGCCGCTCTGTTCGCTCGTATGGGCGTTCAGCAGGCCATGGAGTTTGAGCAGGCCGAAGTCGCCTTCGGCACGATGTTGCGAAGTGCGAAAGAAGCTAAGAAGCTGATAGCTGACCTGGCGAGCTTCGCCGAGAGGACGCCGTTCACGATGCCGGGTATTATTCAGGCAGCTAGGACTCTGCTGGCGTTTGGCCTCTCGTCTAGCGAGCTGATGTCCAACCTAAAAATGTTGGGGGACGTATCCGCTGGCACGGGTAAGAATTTTGCCGATTTAGCGGTTATTTTTGGTAAGATACGAGCTTCCGGCCGTCTGATGGGCGAGACCATACAGCAGTTGATCGAAGCCGGCGTGCCGATTATTGGAACGCTTGCCGAGCAGTATGGCGTGGCCGAAAGCGCAATCAAAAAAATGGTGGAGAAGGGGGAGGTCGGGTTTGCGGATGTAGTAACGGCGTTTAAGACGATGACTAGCGAGGGTGGATTGTTCTTTGACATGATGGCCAAGCAGTCCAAAACCACCGCCGGGTTGGTATCGACATTGAAGGATAACGTAGGGGCTTTGGCTAGAAACATCGCCGGTCCGTTGTTAGAGACCTTGAAGCCTATGCTGGCGAATCTGATCGAAACGACGGCCCAATTTGCGGGATGGGTCGAGAAGAACAAAGAGGTCGTTATTGGCTTGTTTAAGTTGGCTGCTGCTTTGGTGGCAGCCAAAGTAGCAGTGGTCGCGGTCAGGGTAGCTGTTGGGGTCTATACGGCATN